TGCAGATTTAAGTTATGGAGCTGCAAAAAAGTTAAACTTTTTAAAAGCTGGAGTTATTTATGTAACTTTAGAAGTTGTTGATACAGTGCAAATTAATAAAAAATAAGTTATGCCGGATATAACTATGTGCCATGGATTTGAATGTCCAGTAAAAGAAAAGTGTAAAAGATTTACTGCAAAGCCTGATGAACATTGGCAAGCATACTTTCTAGAACCACCATATGAAAAAACTGATACAAGTTTTAAATGTGATATGTACTGGGGAGATAATTCTGAAGCTATATGGAAACAGCTTAATGATATTATGGGTATATCTCTACCAGAGTAATGTCAACTTTCAGGATTAAAAAACTTGACAAATTTTAAATCTATAAGCTAATATATGACACCAAAAGAAAAAGCACAAGAACTATTTAGGAAGTTTGTTGCCCCAACGCAGCAATGGGATGATGTGGATGGTTACATTACTGATGAGTATAACGCCAAACAATGTGCATTAATAACAGTTGATGAAATTTTAGAAATGGACTTACCTATTCTAGAAGAAGATGCGGATACATTTTATGACTATTGGGAAGAAGTTAAACAAGAAATTGAAAAATTATGAAACAAACAGCAGTAGAGTGGTTAGTTAAAGAATTAGAATCATTTGGTGACCCGGGATCTTGTAAAATAAAATGGGAACAATTAGATTTACTAATTGAACAAGCCAAAGAAATGGAAATAAATCAACATAAAGAAACTTGGGATGTAGCACATCAAGCAGGTAGATTTGAAGGTAAAGGTATTGCTAAAGAAAATTGGCAAACCTTTGAAGGATATTGGGAAGAAAAACAACAAGAACAATGACAGCAGTAACAGCAATAATAGTTTGGACTTTAGGTTTCTTTACAGGAATATATGTTCAAAAGAGTCGTAATTAACTAAACAACAAGAACAAATCAATAAAGAATAAGGGGTAAAAATTGCCACATTAACTAAATAGAAATGTAAAACCTTAAACAACAAGAACAATGAAAGTAAGAGTAAAGTTTAGAAAAAAATAATTATATTTATAACTTATATAAATATAAATATGAATGTTACTTGTGGAATATATGGTATAGTCTCCCCATCTAATAAATTTTATATAGGGCAGTCTATTAAAATTGAAGTTAGATGGTTACATTATTTTTCTTTAGATTGTATTGACCAACCAAAGCTTTATAATTCATTACTTAAACATGGTGTTGATAACCATAAGTTTCTAATAATAGAAGAGTGTTGTATTGAAGTATTAAATGAGAGAGAAAGATATTGGCAGGAATTTTACAATGCTGTTGAAAGTGGTTTAAACTGCAAGTATGTCTCTACTACTGAGAAGTCTGGACCATTGTCTGAAAAAACTAAAATAAAGATTAGTATTGCTAATAAAGGTAGAATTAATAAAAGAAAAAATTACAAACATTCTGAAGAGACAAAGAAAAAAATATCAATTAGTAACAAAGGAAAATCAAGAACTGGATTTACTGGTAAACATTCTACTGAATCAAAAAGAAAAATAAGTGAGTCTAAAAAAGGAAAAGCACTATCAAGTGAGCACAAGTTAAAATTATCAATTGTGGCAAAGGGAAAACCAAGTAAATTAAAAGGGAGGGTTTTTTCAGAAGAAGAAAGAAAAAGAATCTATGCTACTAGAATTGGAAGAAAAAAATAAATAACACAATGGCAAAAATTAAAATGATATTTAATCTACCTGAAGACCAAGCAGAGTTTGACTTTGCTATACAAGGTAGCAAGATGTACTTAGCTTTATGGGATATTTCTCAGGAGTTAAGAACACTGTGGAAGTATGAAGAACTTAGTGAGGAAGAGTGGAAGATGGTAGAAAGAATTAGAGATAAGTTTTATGAGATACTAGATGAGAATCAAATTAAACTAGACAAGTAACCAAATAAACCAACACATATGATTATTTTAAGAAAAGGAGAGGAAAGGAAGGGACACAGAGTATTAATGGTAAAAGCAGGTATTTATAATGAAACCAAGTTTGCAGTGCAATACAAGACTAGGTTTTTATATCTGTTTGCCAAATGGAAATTTGTAGAGGACAATGACGGTAATGTAAAGTTATTTGACTCTAATAAGAATGCGCATGCTTATATTAACTTTAGAAATAAGTGATAGAAAAAGTTACGCGGAAAACATTCAAAATAAGACCAAGTGGAAGGAGCACTGATTTCATTGCTCCTTCTTTTGGTTTTGGCTGTTTGTATAACTGTAGTTATTGCTACATGAAAAGACATAAGCCAGAAGGACTGTCTGTAGCAACTAATACTATGGATATCCTGACAGAGATTAATTCACATGTCTGGTTTGCTGATGTAGAGAAACCTAATCAAACACATCCAGATTATATTACTTATGATATCTCTTGTAATGAAGACTTTGCTTTGCATGCTAAATATCATGATTGGGAAACTATCTTTGAATTCTTTAGAGATCATCCACTTGCTATGGGTTCATTTGCTACTAAGTATGTTAATAAAGACTTACTTAAGTTTGATCCTCATAGTAAAGTAAGAATAAGATTTAGTCTGATGCCTGAAGATTATAGAAAAATACTAGAGCCAAATACTTCAACTATATATGAAAGATTATCTGCAGTTAGATTATTTTTAGAATCTGGTTATGAAGTACATTTAAACTTTAGCCCTGTAATAGTTCATGATGATTGGTTAGGACAGTATAGTGCACTATTTCAATTTATAAATTCAGGAGCTAAGCATCATTATTGGGATTTTGATGAAGTAAAAGCTGAAGTAATATTTCTTACACATAACAAAGATAAACATGAGTATAATGAGAAAAATAAGATCATGGGTGAAGAGTTATTATGGAGGCCGGATATACAAGAGAGAAAGACTTCCCAGTATGGAGGAGAAAACATTAGGTATGCACAGGGATGTAAATCTAGTTACATTAAACAATTTACGGAGCTACATGATGCCATCATCCCCTGGAACACTATTAGATATATATTTTAAAATGGAATCACAAGAAACTAAAAAACTAGTTGCAGCAATTGCTGAGGAGCATTATAATATTACAGATGGTGTAGATGGTAATCTAAACTATCTGTGGTATATGTATCACAAGGGAACTAAGAAAGATGAGTTCCGGCCATTTGTATATATGGCTGAGCTAATGTTACTAAAGAAGTACAATTATATTACAACAACAGAGTTGCAGAATGTAATAGAGATGATGAGATCAGAGGACAAGGATAACTTCTATATAGTTACATTAACAGTTAAGAATTTGAGAGATTTAAGAATTAAAGAGCACGGGATTTATTCAAAGAATAATAAAGCATATAGTAATTTAAACCATACATATGCATTTGAAGTACTAAATCACGTTGTGTTTATGGAAACAATGACAGAAAAATGACAGAACAAGAATTAATTAACTTGGGCTTTGATAGAGTAGAAGTCTTGGATAGTGAGAGCCAAAATGGTTATGACTATTATTACTATGTATTAGATCTATTACCGGGTCTAACTTTAATATCATCAAGTGATAATGACAATAATGATAATGACTGGAAGGTATATAACTTTGATTGGAATAATAATGCTGAGCTAACTAAAGCATCTGTTCTTCATCTAAAGGAGGTTGCTGCCTCACAGGGATATCAGTCTCCTGGACTTTAGATATCTGAGCTTTTTCAGCTAGTATATTAAACATAATCATTGCAGCAGCTGATTTGTAGCATTCATCTATTTCAGATTGTAAAAGATCCATAGGGACAGGAGTAGTTAATACTTCTCCTGTTCTAAGGTGGATTTTAGTCCCAGCATCTGGGTTCATTGCATTAACAAATGATGTTCTAGTAATATGTGTTATATTGAGATGCTCAATATACTCACCATCTTTGTCTTTAAATACAATTGGTAAGAACATTAAATGATGGTATTATTTTCTATTTTGTAATTATTTACGGATACTAAGTTATCAGTTTTTGTTAGAATAGCAAAGCCGTGATTCCATTCATTTATTTCCATGTAGTCTGGAGCTAGGTCACAAAGACATCCAAGACTATATGCTCTTATGGTTGATGAGTCAGCAGTACCATAAACTCTTTGTGAGCTTTGAGAGCTCTTATGAAAGTGATTAATAATACAATTTGTTTTAAGTCTTAGTAATGCAGTTCTGGCAGGTACAACACCACCAGCTCCAGGAATCTTATCACCATGTTCTATAATAAAGTCTCCAAAGATAACTTTAGTTCTAAATGGGATATATTCTATTTTATATTCTGCGACATGTAAGATTACATCTAGTCTAAATTCATCCATGTCAAGTAACTCAGATGCTTTTATTTTTAGGTATCTTTCAAATCTATTTTCATGGTTACCTGGTATGAAATAAATAGGAATGTCTGGGAATCTTGACCGCATGTACATTAGAAACTCCTTACCAGATTCTATTTCATCTTTAAAATGGACTCTTCTTGGATCCTTTTCATGAAAAGAAAGCTGATAGAAGTCAAGTAAGTCACCATTGATTAGGATACTATCTACTCTTTCTGCTTCCATTTTATCACATGCAGTTTCTATTGCATCTTCATCATGATATGGAATGTGGATGTCACCAATTACACCTAACTTCTTACAGCCAGTAGGAAATGTAAATGTTCCTCTTTTTTGTGTAAGAGAAGATGGTAGTGATACAAAATTATTCATAACTTTGATTTTAAGTTCTTGTTGAAATTCTTTGGTTCTTAATGCTTTTCTATTATTACCTCCCATTTGACCTCTGTAGTATCTTACTCTGACATAAACTTGTTCAAGATTAGTAAAGAATCCTGCATTTTCATCATAGATTTTACGGGATATAGTTTTACTAGGAGAATTGGGAAATTTTTCAAGATATTCTAAGACAATTTTAGTATTCTCTTTAAAGCTGTTTTTTGAATTTTTACTCATGAGTACATAATAATATAATAAAAATATACGATATGTTTAGTTTCAAACTTATTAAAAAGAACGGTAAGTTAGTGTATATTAATGAAAGGACAAAGATAACTTATCAATTATTTCTTGATAAGTTAGCTGAGGGACAAGAAATTGAAGTCTTTATGGGACTATCTTCTAGTAATGGTAGTCTAGCTCAACTAGCTAAGATTCATGCGTGTATAAGAGAGCTTGCAAATGAAGCTGGATATACATTTGATGAGATGAAAGTAATAGTAAAAAAGCATGCAGGTCTATGCATGGATGATGAGAACTGCAAGTCATTTAAAGACTGTAGTAAAGAAGAATTAGCAATGGCAATACAATCTGCTATAGAGATTGGTGCAGATTTAAATATTAACCTTGCTTAGGTTCTACATAACCTGGGTCATTTGGTTCTAGAACTTCCTTCTCATCATATAGATCAGGATTTTCTTGCACTTGTTTTTCTATTTCAGATAGTAGGAGAGTGATAGTATAAAATGCTCTTTCAAAGTCACCAAGTTCTTGGTATTTTTTAGTTAGAATGTGTTGTACACTTTCTTCCTGACTCTTACCATCAATAAGATGTTTAAAGATTGTATACAATGCATCTTTTGACATTAGATAGAAGTTCTTATTGACCTTGATATCAATTAGTGCATTATCTTTTATTTCTTTTACTTTTACTGGCATGCTAAATTGTTTTAACAAATATAATAAAAAATGAAAATAGAATTAGAAATAGACAGCATTAAACAAAAATTGTTTGATAGACTCAAGCCAAGTGGTTGGGATGTATTTTTTAAACATTATATATTTAGTTCTGATTTTACAAACACTTTAGAGAGATTGTATAAGATGACTACTTCAGATATAAGATTTACTCCACCATTAAAAGATCTTTTTGCTGCATTTGAAGAATGTCCTTATGATCAGTTAAAACTTGTTATAGTTGGGCAGGATCCCTATCCGAGTCTTGGTGTTGCAGATGGCATTGCATTTAGTTGTAGTAAGACTGGCAAATTACAACCAAGTCTTAAATATATGTTTGATGAGATTAATAAAACTGTTTATGGTGGTACAACTCTGTGCACTGATGTCAACTTAAAAAGATGGTCTAATCAGGGAATTCTTATGCTTAATACATCTTTAACAACTCAAGTTGAAAAGGTTGGTCAGCATTATGATATTTGGAAGGGATTTACTTCATATTTATTTGACTATTTAAATCATAATAAAAAAGATCTTGTGTATATTTACATGGGAAAGAAAGCTCAAGAATGGGCAGACTTTGTTGGTGATGATAACCACAAGATATTTACAAGTCACCCAGCAAGTGCAGCATATAATAAACAAAAAGAATGGAATTCAGATAATGCATTTCTAAAGGCACAATATGCTGTTGCAGAGAAAACTGGATTTATAATTAGTTGGTAGTATGGAAGATATATTTTTAAGGTTTATTGGTGAGGGTATAACACCTAACAGTTATTACATATTGCACTGTATAAAGAATAGTATAATACCGTGTTCTTATGTCAGCAAAGAACTAGAGATTAATAGATTAATTTCTGATGGTTGGTTAAAAGAAGACTTGACATTAACAGATAAAAGTATTATCTTTACTACTGAGATTGACGGATACTTTAAGAAGTCAAAGAAGAAAACATCTAAAACTTTATTGGGAGATAACTTTGAGGATAATGTGAAGAAATATTCAGAAACATTTCCAAGTATAAAACTTTCCAGTGGCAAGTATGCAAGATCTAATCCAAAGAATTTAGAAAATGCATTTAGATGGTTCTTTGAAACTTATGATTACAGTTGGGATACAGTTTTATTGGCAGCAAAGAAATATGTTTTGGAATACAGAGAGATTAGTTATCAATACATGAGAACATCTCAATATTTTATTAGAAAACAAAGCAGTGATAAAACATGGGATTCTGATTTAGCTGATTATTGTGAGATGATTTTAAATAAACCAGATGATGAAATAATATTTATTAAAGAGAGACTATTTTGATTATAATAAACATACATAAGCTATTTATTGGTTTGATTGGTAGTATTTTACTATACTTGATTATCAATAGATTTGTAGTAGAAGTAAGTGTCACACAGTATATTGTGATTGAGGTACTTATCACAGTTTCCCATTGGTTATATGTTCAATTAGAGAATTATATGGATGATGGGGATAGTGAATTTAGAGCATAATCCGTAAACATATGTATAATAATGCTAGGGCACTAAAGCCCGTGAGTGAGAGAGATGCTCTTAAAAAAGCTCTCTATAAGATAAAAGCTAGACACAATGGTGAATTAAAATCATTGAAGACAGCTTGGGTAAATTTTAATGATGCTTTTTGTGATGGGTTGGAGTGGAGGACTATCACAGTTG